GTATCATTCCACTTAAAGTCTTCCACCAATTTTTCATACTCTTTCTTTAAAGATTCGTATCTATTTGAAAACTCTTTATTGACTTTTATAATCTTAGAGTTCTTCCAATTTTCCACATCGTCAGGTCTAATGACTGGCGCACCTATGTTTGACCCATACGGTAACAATCCAGGATTATCCGCAACATTATCAGGTTTATCACTCATTACAAAGTTTCTAACTTATCTTTAATTTTTTGAATAAGGTTTTCGTCTGTGATTACTTCGCTACGTAAGATCTCATTTAATAAGTTTTCAGTTTCTAATTTCCCTTTAACCTTAACTCTATGAGTTGCATTTAACTCAACCTCATGTAAACGATAAGCAACCTCATCAACTTTTTTAAGTTTATTGATATACTTTTCAATACGTTGATCTAACTTACGTCTTCTATCCATATTGGTTACGGTTGGGATTGCTTTATATAATTCATCCAAACGACCTTTAAGGTATTGAATCTCCCCGAACTTAAGTATGTCTTGATCTGTCATATTATTTAGTATGAATTGGGTTTACACAATTACCTTTATGTGAACCCCAAGCGCTTTGCCCATAACCTACTCTAATGTATTCACAACCTCCATATGTGTATTCTGTTACATTTTTGTGACGATCATCAGATTTCTGTCTTAATCCAATAGGTTCTTCTATTTGTTGGACGTTTTGATTACCACACGAAAATAAAAATAGTGTGATAATAATTAAAATAATTGTTTTCATTGTTCTATTGTTTTATTTATTATCACTCCAAATCCACCCTAAAAATATTTTCATACAAGATCTATGTAACCAATTTGGTTTTTCATCAAAATATATGTTGAATTTTTTAGGTCCCCCGATTGAATATTTCCCAACCGATTTATACATTTTAACTCCATGTACGTACGGTTTCTCAGAATTCACAACATGGTGTAAATCTTTATCTTCCTCGGAAAAAACGTTTTCAGTTATTTCTTTCTTTTTTCTAGGTTTATAATTCCTTTTTTTTGGTTTGTTTTCGACCACAGGTTTCCCTTGATTAACGGTCTCTTTTAATATAATTTTTTCTGTCATAACATAATTATAATTGTTTATTTTTTATCTGTAAATCATTTATTAAGATTCTTTGCGATAATCCCTCCAACTTACCCAAAATCCAATACCAACAATAATATTCATACCAAACGATGCTATTATTTCATATATGTCCTCATATACATTCATTGTTAAATGGATATGACCTACCATCCAAAAAGGGATTGATAGGTTCTGTGATATCCATAGTAAAAGATACTTTATAAATCTCATTTCTTAATATTCAAAACTTCTTTTTGATAGTATTCGTCAAACCCATCCAAGTAGTTTGTAATTGTTTTACTTTTATCGGTCCCAATTACCTCATCGATAAGTCCGAACTCTTTTGCTTCGTCTGAATTATACCACGCATCTCTTTCAGAAAAATCTAAAACCTCCTGAAATGTTTTACCACAATTCTCAGCTAAGATTTTAAATAATACATAGTTGTACTTCTCACCTTCCATTTGGTCTATACGAGTGTCTTGGATGTTTCCTCTCGTTCCGTGACTAACTTGGTGCGTCATTACCTTTGAATGTATTAAAGAAGATCTTTTACCTTTTGTTCCTGACGATAATAAAACTGAACCCATTGATGCACACATTCCCAAGTTTGTGGTTACGATGTCCGAACTCACATAGTTCATCAAATCTACAATACCAAGTCCACACATAACAGATCCACCTGGACTATTGATGTATAATGTAATATCTTTCTTCTCAACTGAATCCAAGAACAATAATTGTGCTTGTACAATGTCCGACATTCTTTGATCAACAGGTCCTGATAACCATAAGATACGATCTCTCATGAGTCTCGAAAAAATATCAATTTGTGTTGCTCTTAATTCTCTTTCCTCCAAAATGTATGGTGTTAATGACGCTTCAAACTGATCTAATGCCATTGAACTGATTCCTTCGCTTTTTGCAAAACTTTTAAACTCTTTTCCGTAATTCATAATTTAATCTATTACATCGGTCAAATACTGACCTTTACCTAATTTAACTTTATATAAAGTTTGACCTTTTGGTGCTTCCATTTGGTCCATCTCGTCCATCCAATTATCCCAATTTTTTTCCAATAAGTCAACAAACGCATCGTTGTTTCCTCTATCTTTATATCTTTGGATGTACTCATCTTTAATCTCTCTGTTCGGATAAACTAATACAAATGGAATACCTTTTTTAAGAAGTGCGTCTCTTACATCTTTATGTGATGACACTAATATCTTATCTACCTTTGGGTCTTGGACATTTCTTTCAATGTGATCAATGTAATTGTCAGGAAAATGTTTCTTGTCAAATTTTGAGCTATCACTATCCAATACATTTCTATCTGTTGTATTGAAGTAAGTTGTTTTCCCTACACCGGGGAATGCTGAATATACTTTTGTTGTCATAATTTAATAAATTTTTATTGTTGGGTATTCTATAATTTCAACAAATCTTTTATCTACTTCGTAGTATTCTTCTAAAACCTTTTCAAGTAGTTCTTCTTTAGTCACCGCAGAATATTTATAAGTCACACTACCATAACCCATGTTAATGGTATATGTAATGTCTTTCCATCCAAACCACCCTCTTCTTTGGATGGTGTAATTGTACTTGTCTTTATACTTAATAAATCTAATCTTGATTGTTTTCATTAGTTGATTGTTTTATTTTAAAATATTCTTTTATGTTGTCATCAAGGGGTTTATTAATATCATCCAATAGATCAGCAATCATTCTTAATGAATGTGATGTCCAAAATCCATTTTTCTGTACTGTATGATCAAAATAATAATACCCATCAACATCCATTATTAAATAACCGATAAGTTTATTACCAAATAAAACTCTTTGGTGATGATCATTTATTATTTCAGTTTTTAATTCAACCATAATTTAATTTGATAAAGGTGCTTTAATTGTTTCGTGTGATTGGTACTTTTCAAGTGTAAAATCGGTTGGTTCGTAACACTCCCAATTATCCTTCATACATAAGTAATCAGGTATTTCCCCTAATTTAGGTAATGGATATGACTCTCGTGTAATTTGTTCTTTTGCTTGTTCGATATGGTTTGAATATAGGTGAACATCACCTAAATTACCAATCAATTCATCAGGAACCATATTTACTTCTCGTGCGATGATTTCTAATAGTAATCCATAAGAGGCAATGTTGAATGGTAAACCTAAGAATGTATCTACTGAACGTTGATTCCACATTAAAGAGATTGCTCTGGTTGGTAAATTATTTTCTTTCCATAACCTATCTCTACCTTCTTTTGTTAAAGGGTCCAATCCGTAAGGTTGTAACAATAGTCCTCTCTCACCTTCACTCAACTCTCTTGTATAAACTTGAAACCCATAATGACAAGGTGGAAGTACCATTTGGTCTAATTCTCCAACATTCCAAGCATTAACCATTAATCGTCTTGAGTCTGGGTTTGTTTTAAGGTCGTTGATTAGGTTTTGGATTTGGTCTATATTACCCGATTGATAGAAACTTCCCGTATTATTTAAAGGTTTATATGTTAACCAATTTCTCCATTGCGCACCATAAATTGGACCTAACTCACCCCACTTTTTAGCAAACTCATCATCAGTTTTGATTTTGTTGATGAATTCTTCTTGTGTAAAAGAACGCTTTACTTGTTCATCCTCATAAAATTCGTGACCATCTTTATATGCGGTACAGTAATTCTTATACGCATCACCATCCCAAATATGACAATTGTTATCAACAAGGAACTTGATGTTTGTATCACCACGAAGGAACCATAATAACTCGGTCACCATAGTTTTCCAAGCCATCTTCTTGGTTGTAAGTAATGGAAATCCATCTTGCATGTTATGACGAATGGTATAACCAAAAATACTTTTGGTTCCTGTACCTGTCCTGTCTTGTTTTTCAACTCCGTAATCTAAAATATCTTGGAGTAATTCTTGGTATTTTTTATCTAAATTATTCATAATGTCCCAATTTTGTTTTTATTTAATAACTCCCAACCTTCCTCCCAAATGTGTGATCCGTACATATAAGGATGTTCAATAACATCTTCAAGAAATTCCTCAAGTTCTTTTATTCTGTTATCCTTTTCTTCTTCGGTCATCATCATACTGTATGTTCAATTTGCACTCTAACACAATTCTGAGGCATTCTATTTAAGTGTCTGTAATTGTTGATGTAACCCATCATATTACCACTACCAACGGCATTTGCTGAGTGAACCACAACTTCCACCACAGGTTTACCATCTAACCATTGGTTAACCAACCATTTGGTACAATCCATACCGGTTTTCTCGGTAATGTTATCGTAATTGATTGTATAGTTTTTCACAACACCGTAGTGCCATTCTGCCATCGCACTGTCACCTAAGTCGTGATCTAACGATATTAATTCAATGTTCTCCATACCAATTGAGTTTATCTTTTGAACAAACTCATCGTAAGAACGAACAACGATCCAACTTGGATCCACTGGCGTACGAACATCATCTAAATATATTTTTACTTTACCCATATCACAAATATAACTCTATTTTTTTATTAATCCTAATTCTATCCTATATTGCCTAATCTTAACTCTTGTCTCCTGATATTCATCACCATTACTTGCTTGATGACCGTTCATAACTGCCTCCGTTATTTTTAATTCATTATCCAAAATGTAAGACAACTTTTCCTGATCCGTTAGTTCACAAGGTGTGACCTCAGTTCTAATGTAAGTTCGAACCATCTCTTTAATATTAAGGATCTGTTTGGTAGGATTAGTTTTCATATTATAACTCATAATGGAAGAATCATAAATATACTTACATAATTGATGTAGTTTATCCATTTCCATTATAATAATTCAAATTCTTTTTTTACTAACTCTATTTCACTATTTAACCTGTCAAGTTCTTTGGAAACCATCTCTTTAATAAGTTCTTCGTTATAAACACTTACCTCTCCTTTTCTATTGAATGCTCCTTGATAATTAAATCCAATTGTAACACCCAAACCACAAGATTTAAGTGCGGATTCTAATTTATATTTTTGTCTTTCCAATCTATCAAGATCTTCTTTAACTTTTTTTGCTTGTTCAAATTTATCTATTTCCATTTTTATATTTTTTTACCGTATTTAATTGCGTCATTAAGATAATCATTAAAAGGTTTTGTTCTATCTTGCTTTCCGAAATAATAGTTACCCCAATCTCTATTACCATCTTGTGCTGGTAATGGTTGGACTTCTTTAACTCCATTTTTAATCACACCACCGATTCTACCTTTATGGTGATACACATCTTCACAGGTTTCTTTTACACCATACTCTATTGTGTTTTCAATAATACTTTCAGCATTTACCCACTCATCCATTGGTTTGGTGTCCTTCACCCCATTTTCAATAGTTTTTTTGGCCTTGTGATTTTGTCTGTAGGAAGTTATCAATCCTTTATTTGATCTGATTTCCTTCACCCCATTTTGAATAATGTCATCAACACCCCACTTAGCAGTACGCCGTAGTGTACTAATAGTCTCTTTTACCCCATTTTGAATGGTGTCTTCAACCCTCAATGGTTTTCCCGCAGTACTTAAAGTTTCCTTCACACCATTTTGAATTATTTCTTCAACTTGCCAATCAGCATATTGTGTCATTGGGGAAATATCTCTCACCCCATTTTCAATGGTATCTTCAACGTCAATATGAAATGGTTGTTGATCCCCTTGGGTGTGTTTCACCCCATTTTGGATGGTGTCTTCAACGGCTTGGTTGCTATCAATTGCGTGATTAAAAGTGGCCCACACCTTTGGTTTATTCAAAAATCTTGATTCAAACCATTCAGTTACATATTTTTGATTTTCCGAAATATCTAAAGAAATTGCCTTAAATAAATTTTTAAATAAATTGTAGTTATACCACAATATTTTATCTTTGGTAAATTCAATTGCCCATTTTAATTCTTCAGTTTTAATTAACCAAAGAGATCCATTATGATTATAAACATCCATACCATCGATGACATCATCAATAATCTCAAATAAAAATTCTTTTCTTTTTAATTCTTTATAATTCATCATCTAAACTTTTTGGGTAATACAATAATGTTGGGTTCTTCTTTTGAATGTCAATGTCCGGATGTTTTTCACTAAATGTTTTAACATCAAATCTACCTGTTATTAAATGATACCCATTCTTAGTTGGTATTACCATTTCAACTTTTGGCCCTTCAGGTCTGAGATAGTTTATAAATTGTGTCACTTCAGTAACCGCATGATAGTCGGTCGTATCGATATCAACAATCCAACGTTTCTCTTGTGTTTTAACTTGTCCCACAACAGAATCAAATAAACCTTTTTGTTTATGATTACCGTCTTGTATTCTTTTAGCAAGATCAACCATCATATTCAATGACACGTCCGTATGATTTTGTTTTTGAACGTGGATATAAGCACGAGCCTTAAACATCTCACAAAGTTGTTTAATCTCATCATACCTACGATCCAAGTGTTCAATGGATTCAATACAATATGATTTAATTGTTCTAACTGACTGGTGATTATCTCTTTCCCCTTCAGGTTGGTCCTTCTTTCGTTTAAAAACGTAAAGCATATAAAAGTCACCTTTGTTTTCAAAGTTAAGTAATCCTTTTATTTGTTCTATGTTATCAATCATTATTATGTTTTTATAAATAATATTTTTAATACCAACATATATTAGTATTGAGGATTTTGTTCCTCATATAACATATCTCTTAACATTTTGTTCTCCTCAACCAATAACTCACACTTCTTAGCATCTTTCAACATTGAGTAAGACATCATTGACCCGAATACACATCCGATTACAATCCCAATAACAATAGCAATTTTATCAATCTTATTTTCCATTTTATATAATTTTTATTTATTTTTCATTAATTCATCTCGTTTAAAACTTAACTCTAAATCTAAAGAAGCCCTAACAGACCAAACCAAATTACGATCAACTTTATTACGATCCATTTGTTTTTCAAAATTGCGGACTAAAATTCTTGCGGCAAAAGTTTGTTGATATGTCTCACAAGAGTCAATTACTTTTCTTACCCATTTCTCTACGTCTCCGTAATGTCTACTTCTATTTTCCATAACTTAATCTTCAAATAAATTTTCCAAATAATGACACATATCTCCAAGCGGATGTCCGTGTCCTTCTACAAATCCTAGACTATCTAAGAAATGATTATTCTCTTTTTTATACATCTCAAACATACGACTACCTGTCATCTTTGAGTATTGTACGTTAGCAATACGATCACACAACTTAACAAAGACAGCTCCTGGTGTATTTCTAATACCTTCGTAATATTTGTCGTTTGCTCGTTCCTTACGGTTCTTACCTTTTTCATTAGTAAGAGCGTAGATGATATCAGCGGCTTCTTGACCCAAATGATTCTTCACATCATTGTATGATACACGAGTGTCCTCAATCAAATCGTGACCCCAAGCCGCCATAAGCACTGATCCTCTAAATGAAGTTTCCCCATCATTTCTATCTGGTACAGATTCAATAAATTCCTGTGCGTTGTTTGAAACCATTCTTAAATGGAACTCATATGGAAGATACGTATCATATTGATGATTCGTACTTTTGTGTTGTTCTAAAATCCAATCTATCTTACTCATATCACAAATATAATAATTTTTATTGTTCGTTAGTAGGTTTTAACCACATTAATTTATTCTCAAATATATATCTCTTTAAAGTTGGGTAGTCATTCAACATATCTAACGTACCCATCGTATCGTGTTTGAAGCACTTATATAATTCTTCACGGATCCTATCTGTTGATACTACACTCATCTTATTTTCATAATCATAGTTGTTGATGTAGTAATCTAAAAATTTTAAACTGAACCCTTTTGTGATTGCAAATCTTACCGCCCTTAAAACACGAAGTGGATCATCATTAAATGTTTGCTCAGGTGGTAGTGGAGTTATAAGAACCATTCGTTTTAAATCATTCATTCCATCAAATAAATCAATGATCTTACCATCATCCCCTTTAGCCATTGCATTGACGGTAAAGTCTCTACGTTCTAAATCGTCTTTAAGGGTTCCTGGTATAACGATCGGAGTTCTTGTTCCTTCCATGTACCCAATCTCTTTACGAGCCATTACGAAGTCTGCAACTCCCTGATACTTGTGATCCTTCGGGAACTTTGCTCTGATGGTAAAACAATCAGGTGTTGATAGGAATATCTCAAACTTTTCATTTAAAAGAAATGTCTCCAATACCACAAACATTTCGTGAGCACTTTTATACTTTTCCAATAAGGATTCGCTTGGGACCGCAACATAGTCCACATCCTTGGATTGAAGACCTAAAATCTCATCCCTAATTTTACCCCCGACTTCATAGAATTTAAACATATTACAAATATAGTATTTTTTTTCTAAATAAAAAACCCCAACCTAAAAAAGACTGGGGTTAGTGTTAAATTTCTAAAATAAGTAAGTCCTTTATATCTTCACACCAACAATGTATGGTACTACTAGAGTTTTTTAAATTGTTACCATATAATTGTTTTAATGTTGTCATTTCATCGTAAGCATCATTAGTTAAAGCATCCCAGAAATCAAAATATATATAATCAAATTTTTGTGTTGGTATTAAAGTGTGGTATTGGAAAACATCACCTTTAACAATTGTAACCTTATTTAAAGAATCGTTTTCTTTTAATATACCACCAATGTAATCTATAATATCCTGATCAATCTCAAGAATGGTTATAGAATTAATATTAATATCATTTAATAAAGGATACACTATTAAACCAATACCTAAACCAACTATTAATACATCACCATTAACGTTATCTAAAAAATTTTTATTTGTTACCATTTCAAATGGTCCACTATCCATTACATATTCATTTTGATTTCTTCTAAGAGTGTATTGTGTTGGAAACTCATTAACAAAATTACCCTTCCCATAGAAGTTTATTATATTCTGAGCCGACACCATTTTACCGGTAGTTTGTATTAAATTGTATTTACCGAAATTAATCTCAGTGGGATAATAAGATGATAAGTCCACGTAGTTTCTCATATAGTTGTTTTTTATATAAATACAAATTTTAAAATAAAAAACCCCAACCTAAGATTGGGGTTTCTACTAAAATAAGTTTGATTATTTAATAATAACCATGTTTGTGTTTGAAATTGGTACTCTTAAGACAGGAATAACTGTGGTAGATTCCTCATCCATTTTTTTCATGACTTCATAATACCCTTGTTCAATTTTCACTGTCGGTACATTTTCAAAATATTCAATAGTATTAGATCCTTCTCTACGACCATCCAACAATTGAACCGTTTTTGTTCTCGTATTAAAAACTAATGTCTGCATATTAATTAGTTTTTATTTAAGTTCAAAAACATTCCACTACTACCTGCCATTGTTGTTGGTAATTTCCCATCCCAAGCCTGTGCTTTCAAATACTCAATATACATTGGAGTAATCTGATTTTGTTTAATCTTGATTGCTTGTGCCGCAGCATAAGCATTAATGATCATTTCCGCAGAGTCAGCTCGAGCCACCGCAACTTTACGTTTACCTTCAGCAATTGCAGTTAACGCTTGTTGTTCAGAAGCCTCAGCTTGTTGGATCGCCTTTGTTTTAGCAATAATAGATTCCTGTAACGCTTCAGGTGGTGTGATGTTGGTACGTAATTGTGATACGTTAAACCATTTAGATAACCTCACATTACACTCAGCAACGATTGATGCTTCAAATGCTTGTCTGTGTCCAAAGATACTATCAACTTCCCAAGTGTTAGCCACGTCATTCACGGCTCCGATGATCGCGTTTTTCAACCATCCTTGTTCAACTTGTTTTACATCCAATCGTAAATTCACGAACATATCTCCAATATTTGCCTCTTTCAAAGAGTAGTTAAATGTTGGTTTAATAGTTGCTGGGAATCCACCTTTTGTAATTACTTGTTGGTCATCATACTCAATGTGTTGTTGGAACGTAGGAAACTCTAACATTTGTTCTGTCCAAGTATTATAAACCACCCATCCTGTTTTGTACTGGTAGTTTGTTACCCCACGTTGAGATCCAACCAAACTAACTTTTAATCCTTTGTACCCACTATCCACTTTCTCAAGGGCAAATGGTTGGATCATTGATAAAATTAAACTGAACACAAAAACCCCGATAGGTTTGATTAACCAACTTGTTTGAAATGTTTCTCTGTTGTCTCCCCATCGGTCTGCTTCAACTTTAAACATAGTTCCTCGTGTTTTTAATGCAATGAGGATTGCCGCAATTAAACCTGTAATAAAAATTAATGTACTAATCATTTTCTTCTTCTTTTTTTATAATATTATAAACTAAATTAATTATTAGCTTTAATGTGAAAACCGTGTAAGCTAAAGCTACTAATACCGCCACGATTTGGATTACTGAATTTATTTCTCTGTTTATAACATATTCAAAAAATGTGTTTATAACTATCAAATAAATCATTGTTAGTATGATGACTCCCCATGTTCCTAACCTTTCTACTTTAAACATCTACTTCATTTATCTTTTATTGTATTACGTAATTCAAAATATACAAAACTATTGCGACAGTTCCAAGTAAACCAACCAATATTATTTCTAAATCTTTCTCTTTCATTTTTTACCTCCATTAATTCTTTTTTTAAGTTCAGTACTTGAGAAATTGTGTTTTCTTTCGTTGTAGTATAGTACAATACTTCTATCTAAACATATTTGTTTTGCGGTAAAATCCTTACCCTTATAATCTTCACCAATGATTCTCACATCTAATTTTAATGTCTTGAAAATGTCTTCTAAATCTTTTTCAGTTTCATACGGTATGATCTCGTCAACGAATTTACAACCTTTTAATTGAACATATCTTTCAACTACTGATTGTATTGGTTTATTCTTTTCAGGTCTATCAATTGTTGGATCTGTTTGTAATGCGATAATTAAATAATCACATTGTGTTTTTGCCTCTTCTAACATTTTTACGTGTCCTGCATGAAATAAATCAAAGCAAGAACAAGTTATTCCTATTTTCATTTCTTGTGTTCTTTTAAAATATATGGTGGTTTAATTCTTACTTCAGAACCATCACTATTGAAGTAATATATTGTGTCTCCGTCAAAACTAATTGTGTCGGTAAACCATATTGCATCGTGCATTGGGTTTGGTCCTGATGTTGGTACGTATACTTTACCATGAATTTCGTATTTATATTCTTTATATGTACAGGCAGTTAAGACCAATAACATAATTAAAATTAATTTTCTCATAAATTTTCTTCTTTGATTTTTTCGTGTTTCTCTTTGAACTTATTGATTAACTCAACTAACTCATCAATTGAATCAAAAGCCCATCTTTCTGTTTCAATGACGTAGAAATCCCCACCTCCACCATTATCGGTTTTGATTGTTAAGAACTGATCTTCAGTAGAATTACAATCCGCATCTTGAGCAAATGTTACTTTAAATTCCTGACTTAATATTTCGGCCTTTTTTATCATATCTTATTTTTTATCAAAGATATGAAATTTAAACGGATAAATAAATTATTTTTCGGATTTTATTTTTGCCACAACCATATGAATGGTTAATAAAACAAATGTTAATAACATTGATGTGATTTGTATAATACTTTCTAATTTTTGCATAATAGATGTTTATACAAATTTGATGCCACCATTAACCATTTCAACTTCACACACACCTTCGTCTACCGATAATATTTTATCAATATCTTCCGGAGTTAAATTCAATCTCTCAGGTTTAGTATGGATCTTAAAACTTCTAGTTAAAGTTAATTTAGGATCCTTAATCAAATTTAATACGATCTCGTTCTCACATTTAACAATCATTGGGTATTGTCCGTTCACGGTTACAATTGCCTCATCTCCAACAAATATCTCTTCAGTTGATCCAAGATATGGTTTTTCATCAATTACAAATAATTTTACTCTAGTCATTTTTCTTTCTGTTATATATATGATTATGATTCCAATTACCACATTGATCACAAGGTTGGTAGTCCATTGAATTTTCAACGTCATACTCAAACTCATCACCTTTATCTATAATCATTTGGGCAATTTCACCCCAATCATTCATACTTAATTTATTTTTTATTACTTTTAAATAATCAATCATTTTATCCTGTAGATCACTAACATACTCAGGAGTTCTTTTTTCATATTCGTGAGTAAATAAAGATTCATCATCTATCTCTACATCAACACCAAAACAATTCTCACTCAACGTTATCTTATTCATATTCTTAAATTATTCTTATAATTCATATCCATAATATAATTCTTTAAATTTTTAACTAAAGATTCGGCATCAGATTTCTCATACATATCAGGATATCTTTCAGACATTTTATTCGTTTCTTCCATATCACGACAACTTGTTAGTATGTCAGATAACATGGTTTTTAACATATGTTCCTTATCGTATGAATCTTCAATCTTTCTTTGAAGTACCATTTCCTCAAGTTCTCTTGTATAATCAACAAGTTCCTGAACTTCAGGTTCATCCATCAGATGTTTATTATTTTTGAATATTTGATTTATGTTCTTCATAGTGTTTATCACATAATGTTGTGTACCAACCTATATTTGTTCTTAATTCTCCCTTTTCTCCACAGGTCTCACAAGTTTCATAACTTAGTTTCTCCGCAACCCCTATTCTTTTATGTACCCCATCTGAAGCACCATTAATATAAAATCTTAATCCACCAAACTTTTCTTTAACCTGACAAGTTTGTTTGTCCCAACCTAACTCTATTAGATCACTTATTAGATCCTTAATTAACGGATACCACCCAACACCAACACTAAAGAACCCAGACCCCTTAATAGGTGGTCTATCTGAATAATATCCATTCTCAAGACCACCTATCGATTCCAAAAACTTATCCATTTCTTCTTTATTCATCTTTCAAAAATTTAATAATCTTTTCTTTAACCCCACATTGTTTAAGTCCCTCATTAGACTTTGGAGTTAAAACGAAATTACTAATTGCCCAATCATCTTTCCAAGGTTCGCCATTCTTACCCATATCAAGGTCATCAACTGAAACCCAGTGAGTAACCTCAGGATGATCGTGTAGGTATTGTTGAATCTCAACGGTTCGTGTTTGTTCTAACTCCCATCGTGGTGACCATATAAATAAATCACTATGTGCAGTACAATTCTGAATGTTTGGCGTTAACGCAATTGGTCGTTTAGTAATACCTTGACTTTCGTAGTAATCACCAAGTTCTTCAAGTGTAGCGTGTAGTTTCCAATCTGAACTTACAACAATTTCACATCCTGTTTCTTCAACAATCTCATTTAATAACTTGATAGCCTTCTTATCAAAATCATCAAAACGATATTCAACAGGTGCTTCCTTCACATTTGGTGATGAATCAGGATTTGCTGAACGGTATTTTGCCCATTTTTTCTTTCGTCCGCCCCAATTATTAGAGAGACAAATTACACCATCGTTATCTAAAAATAATACTTTCATTTTTTTTATGTTATTGATCCAACCACATTATATTCTTCTTTAAACCATTCCTCCATAATATTATACAACTCACTTAATATTTCAGGATCGTTGTCATTAATATTAAATGTTCCAATTAATGGTTTCACCATTTTTATCCAATTAAGAAATATTATTTCTTCTTTAGGTTGGAACTCAAAATATACTTCACCCTCTTTATGATAACAAAGATTTTTTGGGCTACACACTAAATCACTGTAATGAGTATCCAAAAAATTTTTTATAACTATTTTTTTATTCTTTCCTATCATTTAAGAATTTATTAAAAGGGTGGTCCTTATCTTTATTGACTTTCCTAATAAAAGCCGAGACCATTATTATCAGTAAAAAAAGTATAAGTCCTACCATAGTACAAAAATAGTAAATTAATTTTAAATAAAAAACCCCATCTGTTGAAAATGGGGTTAATTTTTAAAACTTATATCTAACCGATAGTGAAACCGTTTGACCAAAAGTAATCTCTTGCCACCTATTATCTTCTGTGTCATATTTTTGATTACCATTTAGGTCTTGAAAGTATATAAGTTTTTGTGCTAATATATCTTTTATGTTTAATTTTAATTCAAACTTTTTATAAGTTTTTGATAGTTGGAGGTCAATAACATTTCTACCGTTTTCCCAAACACTAGGTTCTTGTTGATTACCAACAATATATATTCTAGGTCCAATAACATTATATGATAATGTCATATTAAAATCTTCTTTTTTATTCGTGTAAAATAACCCTGAATTAATGATGTATGGTGATTGACCTTGTAATGGTCTGTTACCCCCCGCACCTATAACCTCATCCATGTTAACCACAGATTTTATTAAAGATACATTACTATAAAGTGTAAGTTGATCCCATAACTTATGATTTTCAACTTTAGATAAAAACCCTAATTTAAATCTAAATTCTAACTCACCACCAAAACTTTGTGATCTATCTATGTTTGAAAAGTATAACTCAGGTGCTCCTGATGTTCCAGTCCTATTTATAGTTTCAATAGGATTATCAAAGTTTTTGTAAAATCCTGACAAACTTATAATCTGACCACTACCAGGATAAACTTCATATCTAATATCACAATTAGTTATCTTAGTTCTTTTTAAGTATGGATTACCTGATGTAATATTATCTAATATAAAGTTATAGAAGTTAAATGGAGCCAACTCCCTAAACTCAGGTCTTGATACCGTTTGACTAATACTTCCTCTTAACTTCATTTTTTTATTGAAGTTATAAATTATATTAACCGAAGGTAATAAATCAATCACAGTGGTATCAATGTTTCTATTTAGGTTACTCCCAAATTCAATGTAGTTAAAGTTTTGATTGTAAGATTCTAATCTAACTCCACCCGTAAATCTCCACTTATCTAATTTGTAATCAACCATAGTGTAGAAAGAGTTTAATAATGAATTCGCATTATAACTATCATCCACTTTGGTTGCTTCATCTAATTTAAAACCACCCTGACCATTACTCAAAAGACCCATATTCTCAATAGAAAATATTTGATCCATAGGTAATAAAAGTAAGTTACTATTAAAGGTACTACCGTTTGGTTTATATTGTGAAAACCCAAAGTTTCTTGATTGAAAGTCTTTCATTCTAAATTGATTCCATCCACCGATTTTAATTGAATTAACCTCTTTAAATGGAATTGTTAGATCATATCTAGCGCTTATAATTTTTTCATCTGATTCGGACCAAAACATATTACCGGCTGCCGTTGGTATGGTACCATTCTGTTGAACCACGGCAACATATTGTTCTGTTGGATCATCCTCATTTAAAGAGTATTTTCTATAAACTACTCTCCTTAGGTTTGGTATGTCTCTTTTAACATTACTATAACCAACACTCCAATTAAATTTATTTTCTTTTATCGTGTGGATCCCAAGTAATTGATTAGTTAAAAAGTTATTTTGAGTATACCAAAAATTTGTAGACTTTTCCCATTGTCTTGGATCACTATCCAATTCTCTTACACCATTTCTAACGTTAACCTTATCTTCAGAATTTACGGAATAAATGTTCTTAAACTTGATGGTGTTGTTTTCATTAATCTTATAAACCAAATTTAACATACCACTATTCAAAACACTCTGAGTAAAGACAGAATCATTTAGTTCCATTTTCTTAACCACACCTGTCGCTTGTTCCTCAAACTCTCTTCTAACAATATTATTATAGTTGAAGTTGTTTTGGTAGTTATATGTTAAAATGAAACTTAACGTTTGTTTCTTTTTTAATTTAATGTTTCTACTTAATGTATATTGAATAGATGGGTTAGGTAACGCAAGTCTATCTTTAGTTGACCAAGTAAAATCCATTAGTTTTGCAACCTCAGACCTTTCTTGTTTTGATAAGTTTTGGAAATCAATAGTTCCGTTAATATTTGGTAACCCTCTAGATTCAACATCATATGTTTTAAAATTCCTAAATGTTGCAATTGTATTATGTGATCCACCAATCTGTATTGTATGAGTATTTTCATTTTTAGGTTCGGAAGTATTGATATCAATTATACCACCGGCAAACTCACCAGGTAAATCAGGGCTAGCAGTCTTCATTACCATTAGATTATCAATCATGTTTGATGGGAATATATCAAATGAAAAAGATCTCTTATCTGATTCCGAACTTGGTAAAGGTAGTCCGTTCAATAATGCGAAGTTATATCTATCATTAAGACCCCTCACAACCACGAACTTATTATCCACAACACTTATCCCACTTACACGTTTAAAAACATCAGAGACCTTAGAGTCTGGTGTTCTCTTAAAGGTCTCTGCGTTAATTCCGTCTACAGATGTAACACTATTTCTTTGTAGTTTTACAAGTTCTGTTGTTGATTCTTTATTAATTTTAAAGGTAACTGTAACCCCCTCAACATTTCTAACTGAGTCTTTTTTAAATGTCTCAGATGGTTGAGCTAATAATTGTATTGGTAGTACCAATAATAACGTCAATAAAAATTTCATTCCTATTATTTTTTAACTATAACTTTTTCCGTATGACCATCAGCATTGATGATATAAATACCATTTTCCAAATCCGATAAGTCTGTATTGTTTTGTTTTACAACTTTACCCAATGAATTGTAGATTACAAAATTTAAAGATTTTTTATCAGAATCAATACTGATTAAACCTTCTGTTGGGTTAGGGAATACTTTAAACGATGTTTTGATTGTTTCACTAATACTATTAGTTAAATCACCGAATTTATCATTTGTAAAGTCCGCACCTGTCGCAACAACCGATGTACTATCTAATCTACAATCAGGAGTTACCCCATTAGGGACAAAAATATTAACCCAATTAATTTGATTAATTGTTGTTAATGAATCGTTATTGTTATTTGAAAAATATGCGTTTAAAAACCCTGGTGTTGTAACCAAACAATTTGTTGGTATTTCACAAAGTACATTACTATTGAAAGATAGTGTATCTCCTAATACGTTATCCTCAACTGACGTTCCTTCTAACGATAAACCTTTTTCCCATCCAACAACAAGAGTGTTAAATACTGAAACCGCTGAGTTTCTTCTAATTCTAAATGCTTTCTCAAATTTTTCACCCATAGGTAAAACAACGTTACCATCACCTTTAGCCCCAACAAGTGTGAAGTTAGAAAAAATAGGTGCAGTTTGTGGTAAAGCCACACTACCTTGTGCGTCATTGTCAGATTCGAAACAATTTGAGTCACCTGCGGCGTCTGACAAATTTTCATTTCGAATTGATAACCCAAACTGAACATTACCTCTATAACCAAAGTCAGTATCAAAATCATCATCAGTTGTTGAATATGATATTAAATGTTTACAGTTAACCGTTCCTCCAAACCATTCAAATGAATCATCACCCGAATAACTAACCTGGATATAATCTACTTGTGTTCCTGATCCAACCGAACCAAAAGTAATACCATTAATTTCTTTATTAGGTGATAAAGGAATACCACCAAATTCAATTCTTACATATTTTAATGAACCTGAATTATCCATATCATTACTTCCACCAAATTCAGTATCAGGTGTTGGTACAATACCTTCAATATTTGCAACACCACCAGGTTGGTTATTAACTCCGTTACCTAAAATAACAACTCCACCCCAATCACCTTCAGATCTATTTCCAACTGAATTATTTGAAGTGAATACGATTGGTAATTGTTGTGTTCCTTCAGCAATTAATTTACATCCTCTCGTAACAATTAAAGTTCCTTGTGTTGAATAGTCACCTCTAATTATTGTTCCGGGTTGGATTGTAAGTGTTGCACCATTTTTCACATATATCTTATTCTGTAATAAGACTACACCAGATAAGGTTGTGTTTGTTGTGATATCAGAACTTATTGTTGTTTGTGTTGCCGGGTAATTTGTATTCTCAGGATCAAAGTTAGACCACCCATAAGTCCAATCTGTCTGTGGTGTATTATCGGTCACAGGAAAAGCCCCCTTGTAGTCAGTAACAGTCCAAAACTGACTTTGTGCGTTTGTTAAGAAAACAAACATTAACATTACAATACTTGCGTAAATTTTTTTCATACTCTATTTTTATAATTTTATTACACCAATAGATACTTCAAATTACAAGTTAAATCAACGTATTGTATGTTATTTAGCGATTAACTAATACTCATAACATTCAGTTAGCACAAAAAAACCCCACCTGTTAAAGATGGGGTTTAAGTATTAATTTTATTTTAATTATTTCGATTAAACTCATCACATAACGCCCAAATTTCTCGTTTCGTGATTGATGTTTTTCCTGTTTTTATTTTCAATGCTTCCTCAGTTTTTTTGTCAAATTCACCACTTTTATTTACACCTAAACAAGATTGTAATGCATAAACCTCATCATCTTCATCATCTTTACATCCAAGATTATATGTCCCATCACAAGTTTTGTAGGTAATGTCATCAATCTCTTCACCTCCACCACCAACTTTGGTAACATCTTTACATTTTTCATCTTTAGGATTTTTACTACAATATTCCTCCAATTTTTTAGCACATTCTTCAGGATTTTTTTTACAATAATCTTCCGCCTCAGATTGAGCGTAATTTTTAGTCATATCAACTAAAGATGTTGCAATTGGTTCCCAACCATAATCAAAATCACTATCTAGTCCTTCTAATAAGGACTCACCAAATGATTTTTCATATATTTCACTAACCTTACAAAAATCAGCAGGACTTTTTAATGATCCAAATACTTTATAAACCACATCTTCATTTGTACCTAACCCCTCCATTGCGTGGAATAATTTACCTGAAAGTTTTTTAGCTTCATCATCCCCCAAAAATCTTTTCCATTTTTTTCTATCAGGACTTGTTTTACACATATCAAACAATCTTGTGATCATCCCCATATCATCATCTTTAGTTAAACCCCACATACCTAATGCCGCAATACCCGCAACACCAAGTACAGTCCAACCAACAGGACCTAAACCTAAAAACGTACCTGTTGCGGCTTCACCAGCAACTGCGGTTGTTCCTACGGTTGCGGCTTCAACACCACCTACCGCGGCAACTTCAGCTCCAGCAACCGCTGCAGTTTCTCCACCAACAAGTGATGACGCAGTTGTTGCCCCTCCAGCAACATTAACCGCCTTTTCTGCGTTAACACCATTAAGTAATTTTGACCCTTTAGGTATTTTACCCTTAATATCTGTACCTTTAACAATATCACCTGAAGGTAATAACCATCTATATACCTTATCAACAATACCATCGGCTTCATTAATATTTTCGTTTAAGGTTTTAGAACGATCGTAACCCATAAGGTTTTTAATCCTACCTAACTCCTCAATTATAATTTTATTATCCTCCATGAAATGTTTTTACTATAAATATATTATAAAATAAAAAACCCCCACCGAAGTGAGGGTTTAGTATAATTTGTTTCAAAGATTAAAAACCGAAAGATTAACGAATTTTAAGTTTTTAAGGGTAATGAATTTTCAAAAGTTGAATATTGAGTTTGGGACCATTACATCATCAGAATCATTCACCTATCTAAAGCAGACCATAAGTAGAAAACAGTTTAACTTTAATCTTATTCACAAATTATATTTCTGTATTTGAATTGAATACATCCATTTCGTCTTGGATTTGTTCAATTCTATCTTCCAATTTTTTAATGAATTCATTTCTATCAACCAAAGAAATTTCAGATGTTAGAACCAATTCACTTTCCATTCGGTAACGATCTCTATTTGACTTACCTTCAGTACATTCTAACTTTTGCACTGCCTTGATTGTTGATTTCAATTCTGACATTTCAAAAATCTTTTCAAACATCGGAGCGTTTGCTCTGTGAAGTTTAGATTTCAATTCAACCAACTCGGTTGTTGTTTTTGTAATACTACCTAACAAAATTGTTGGAGAGTATGGTCTTGGGTTTCCAACCTCAACCGTATTATATTGTTGAAGTAGTTTTGTGTTGTCAGCAATTGATTTGATCAATTTGTTTTTTAACTTAAGTGCCTGTTTAATGTTCATAATAAATGTTTTGTGTATGAAAGTATAAGTAATATTTTTAGTGATGTCAAGTTTTTTTACCAACTATCTACATCAGTTAGATCTAATTCAATGTCGGCTAATTCACTATAGACCGTAACTATTGTCCCAATACCATTACTTGAGAATCGGTATTCATATCCACCATAAGACCCATATATTGCTTTTATGTGTGATTGCCATTCCTCTAATTTTTTAACCTGATCTTCATCAATTGTAAATGTTTTAGTTTTACCTTTTTTTGGTGGAGGTGGTGGCATTTCACGATCTGTCACTTCACCGTTTATTCTCAAATACATTTTTTCAATATTTTTATTTAATTCATCCATATTATAATTTTTTAAAATTATGGTAATTCATCACCAATCTCAATTGGATTTACAGGTCTAAATCTGTGAACTCTTTCTCTCATATCTTCTATAATATCATTACGAAGACCCGTATGTATCATTATATCTTCATTTGTAGGTTCCTCCACCATCATTTCTCCAATTGGCCCATGTCCTCCTGTTAATCCCATTGGTCCTTCCGTTAACATTTCATTCATTGGACCTATTTCTGGATAATGGTCATCACGTCTATATTTTCTCATTTTTTCCAATTCACTTTCACTAAATAACTTGTAGTTAAAATTTTTGTCTTTAGCATCAGATTTCATTTCACTAACCAACTTATGTAATAATTCTAACGGAAGATCCGTTTCCATTGAATCCACTCTGTTGTCTTTTTGGTTGTAAATTTGAATTTGATTTTGATCGTGGTAAAATCCAAATTTTACATTATTAATTTTATCAATTAAGTATACAAGTACACCATCTCTTGAGTGATTATAAAAGTAACTAGGTTCCTGAACTGAAGCGGTACACCATCTAGTTTGATAACCATATGATACCGATGCCTCATATGTTAACGGTTTAATACAAGTATATTGATCATCCTCATAAACAACTTTAACTTCTTTTTTTGCTTTTTTAAATAAATCACGGTTCTTAGCTTGATATACTTCACTTGCAACCATGTCCCAACTATCGTATTTACTAATGTCTTTTTCATTAATTAATCCTCTTTCCATGTAGTCGCAAAAATCAACAAATAAATTCATTTCATCCCACCCATATAATTGACTAATCAATCTTTTTGTTAACCAACTATTAAAACTATCATCACCTAAAATCTCATCAATTTTTCTTCTACTACTTGAATCATCTTTTATCATGTATTTAATATCCTCATCGTAATTTTTTTTAAGGACTTTAACCAAGAATTGAGTATACTTTTTAGTGTCGCTAGTATCTAAATTACCCATTAAATCAATTAAACTAATGTTAATTGTGTCGTTTTCTTTTTTAATTTTCTTTATTCCCATTTTATTTTTCTTTTTCTTCTAATGATGTTCCTAGTATATATAATTCAAAAATTATAGTTATTACAATCTGAAAGAACCCGCTAAATATCCACCAATTAAGTGGGTTATAATCATTCTCTATCCATATCATAATGGCGTAGAATAAAAGGTTCTTCGAAAAGAATGCAAATGTATTTAATTCATGTTTCATTAAAACCTACTTGATATTTTTTTAATAATTTCTTCTTCTTCATTTGACAATTGGTAATATGATTTCCATATCTTACTTAAATTGTCCCTTAATTCTTTTTCACCTTGGGATTCATCATCCCCCCTAACAACTTTCCTAATTTCAGGGTTCGTATGTGATTGTAAAATACCGTCATCATATAACCATTCAGCTATCGTTCTTTTGTCGTGACGATCCATTTCATTATAAACATCATCTAAATCAACATCAATTCTAATATAAGGCATTTGTTATTTTTTTTTTAATAATAAGAAAAAAAAGTGATCCCATCAAGTTAATGGGAGTCACCTACGTTATTTTTTTCACCATAGATCAAGTAATCAGGGTTGATAACTTTAGAAACCTTTCTACGATCACCAGTAACGGATTTAACAACTATACCTTCGTGTGGTACTTTAGTTCCTTCTATAAAGTTACCGAAGACGTATCTATCTTGTTCTTCTTTATCCCAATTACCTTGGTACAACAATTCAACTTTAGGTAAATCTAAACAATCGAAATGTACGGTTTCATTTATGTATGGTTGGTATTCCCCGTCAACCTCAACATCAAAACCAACAAACTTAACATCAGTTAAACCATACTCATAGTTTTTTTGTATGCCGGCACCATATATCTCACCATATATTACCACACCTTCAGTTAAGGTTTCTGGGTGGTAAGTATCTTTTACGTGATCCCATATTTTACTTCTTATACCGTATTTGTTCGCAATAGTCTTCCATACATCGGTATTATAAAACCCTTGAGAGTCAGAACCCTTTTCCACATTGTGAGAACCGTAAACGTATTCAAACGCCGCCCATTTGTTCCCAAATAACATTTTGACACGATCCAATAAAGAAAGTTTTTTCTTTCTAACTATTCCGTAACGAGCGTTGGTTCCGTGTAACTTACGAGTTATAACAACCTCATCCTCCTCATTGAACATATCAGGTACATTCTTTTGGTTAGGGAATTTGTAGTAAACGTGGAAGTTAGGGTTTTGGTGGTACTTGAACTTTCTACCACCAACACTCATTTCAACCATTTTTACTGGTGGTTCATATTTTGTAACACCCAATATGTTCATCATATCATCACCTTCATTCACATTGTTCTCCAAAGATTTTGGTGCTAAGTATTTGAATGGTATTAACAAACACTCAGAATAGACCCCACGAAGTTTAACGGTACGAACTCTTTGACCTTTACGAAGGTAGTTAGTCACTTCCATCAAGTCAGATAATGCTTGTGGTATCACCGCATCTGTAGTTGCAACAACAACCTTATCACCAACCTGGTATTCACCTTTTTTAGTTATGGCGTTCCATCCACCAACCAACGCTTGTTCTATGTTGTCCGCTCCTTCTATTGGTTTAACCTCTCCGATTATTCCAACATAACACACACTATTATTATTTTCCATTTTTTATAATTTTTTAAATATCATACAATCCATCTTTTTCAGAATCCCTCATCATCTGAATTAATAACGCTTCTCTACTATACTTTCGTATAAGTTTGAAGATTTCCGTAATGTCCGTAAACTCTGATGGTGGACTGTCATTTCTAACAGGTAGAAATATCAAGGTAAACCCATGATTACCCTCAAACCTTTCTTTTACTTTAATACCACAGATTTCATCAATATAAACCCACGGGTAGTTACCTACAAGTTTAACTTCGATTCCAATTTTTTTCAGTCTTTCTACAAATACTTTGATCTTATCGCCAGTCAATTTTGTAGGGTCATTTTTTCTTTCCATATAGGTTCCAAATTTAGTTTCTATCTTTCTCATCTTAATACGTATGAATGAATTACCACTACCAATTTACCATTAACTAATGCTCGGTCCTTTTGAATATCAATATCCATCATACCCAAATCTTCCTTAAGTCTGTTAGCCTGAGTTTCAACTTCGTGTTCCGCATCTTCTTTGGTTTTGAAGAATCCGAAATAGGAGTCACAGGATCCCGTCTTATCACACACTCCGTAAATTATCTCTCTTTGATCCATAACATTCTAATTTTTTATCTGTAACATTCCACAAATCTTTTTTACCCTCAGTCATGTGACAATTATGTCGTTTACCAGTCCTACGACCAAACTCAACAATCATATCATTATGACGATTACGAATAGAGTGTGGACACTCTTTACATGGTTTTTTCATTTTAACTTTGAATCAATAAATTCTTTTACATCCTTCAATCTATTGAAATCGTATTTAACACCATCAATGTTTACTTCATAGGAATGCCATTTGGTGAACTTACTATCTCCACTTTGAAATGTTCGTGGGTCTCTTTTTCTAAAAAAATCTTTTACTTTGGAACCTTCATATTTGACGATTTCAATACCACGATATTCTCTTTTAGTTTCTTTAGTTGTCCACATAGAACAAAGATAAGAAAACTTTTCTAATAAAAAAAATTATTTTTTAATTTGGACAGTATCTACTATCTCAATTGATACCGGAATAACACCTTTACGTATGAAATCTAATTGTTTGGCAGTACCATACGAAAGATCAATTATGTGTTTAGAAGATTTAGGTAATCTATCATTTATTTTCACATACCTTACAGAGTCATTTATAAGATTTGTAACCTTAACTATTGTTCCGAATTTGAATGTTTTATGGGCAGCAATTAAACTATCTCTATGGAATATCTCACCTGATGCGGTTCTTCGTCCATTATAGTTTTGACCATAGTAAGTTGCCGTACCTTTATAGATTTTTTGGTCACCAATAAATGACATCATTAAAAACGATATTGATAAAATTAAAAGTCTCATATTGGAATGATAATAATAAATCCCGATATGTGAACCCGTTAATCTATTTTTTGAAATTGAACTTGGTCTCTATTTTAGTTTTACCGTATTTTTTTTCCATCAGTTGTTGATGTAATTCCCAATTGATGATTGACTCATTCATTGGTTGATCGTCTTCTGCCATTGCGTAAAGTTTACCTATTTTTTTAATAATTTTGTTTGCATCATATGATAGTTGTTCACATCTATCCTCAAAGAATTTAATAGGATTATTTTCATACCTTATCAAGTAATTAATATATTTTTTTCGTACTAAATCTAAATTTTTCTCTTCTTCGTCTTTTGGAAGTATTCCTGACCCAAACGTACTATTAAATAAAGATCTAAGAGAGTCTAAAGGCGATGATGTCATCTGATCAAATAATTCAATCTTATTATTCACCAAGTTCACATAAACTAATTTTAAAAATAAATTGATCTTTTCGTCTTCAGACATATTTTCATTGAAATGACCCATATGTTTAAGTAATCCATCCACCCTATCCATTTGTTTTTTTAAACCATCTATAAATTGATCAAAACTATAATTTCTTATATCTAACATTTCTTTAAATGCCTTATCCTCCTTAAGAAAATCTAAAAACTGAGACTTTTTAATTCCTTTTCTTTTCATTCTAGATGCAAACTCAGTTGGTCTAACCAAACTTTCAACCGCTTGCATAAAGTAGTTATATCTCATAAACTTATTGTCAATTTCAGGTACACCAAATCTTAAATTAGTTTTAGAGTAAGCTTGATAAGTAGCATCATTACCAATTAGATCAAATTGTTTCTTTTGTTTATCATACTTATGTTTTAATTCATGAGCTAAAGTTGATTCAGTCTCAGCACGATCTTGCGTAAATTTATCATATAATTCTTCAGTTTCCCATTCATCACCAACAACAAATGTTATATGTAATTCAATTTCACTATCTAGTAGTTGTACCTTTAATTGGACTTTTCTATTAAATGTAAAATTTTGACCCATACCCATAGAAGCAATTTCAGGTTTACCTTCGTACTCATCAATGTGATGAACATGAACGTGAAGATCAAGTGAATCAATATGATAATCAGAAATATTTAAATCAACACTTCTGTTAAAAATATATTCTTCTTTTTTTTCGTAAATTCCTTTAATGAAATAACCAACTATCTCATATAGATCGGACGCAGCGTCTAAAATACCTTCAGGTACCCCTAACGCTTCGTTAAGTACCTTATATTGATTTTCTGTTAATATAATCTTCATAGTAATAAATATAATGGAGTTGTAATTTAACCCACAACCCCAACTATATCATCTAGGTGGTGATCATTATCCATTTCAGATACAATGTCTCTCTTGTCCATCATATGAACAATTTCAGTTATACTATATGGACATAAACTATTACCATCAACACCAACATCTAATCGTTTACCTTTACCCCATTTTTTACCAACAGGTAAGTGAACGTGCCCGTGAAGGTGAATAACACCTTTGTTAAGTCCATTCCAACTTTCAAATGGGTAGTGACTCATTACAAAGTTAGCGCCATCTATTGTAACCTGTAAGTAATCCTGAACCGATAGGAACATATCTCGAATACCCTCTCTGTTAGTTCTAATGTGGTGATCGTGGTTCCCTAAAACCAAGTGAATGTTTTTACATACCAAACGGTCCAAGAAAATTTTAATATTTTCAAATCCACCGAACGCAACATCACCTAACATAATTAAAGTGTCGTCTTGACCAACTTTTGAGTTGATGTTATCCACCAACGTATTGTTCATTAGTTCTAATGTTTGGAAGTCTCGTGTGCTCCAATCAGGTACTTTACCATCTTGTGTTCTCCAATCGGTTACACCTCGGCAAATGTTTTTATGGTTGTAATGTGGATCCGATGTAACCCACACTCTACCTGTTGTTAATATTTTATCAAATTTCATATTTTTTTATTTTAAGGTTCTTAATAATCGTTATCCTCAACCCTTAATTGTCTTATATAACTATCGTAATCAACGTAATTACTTAAATTATTTGGGTAATGTGTTGTCTGTGTTCTATATGGTTCACTAACTGGTCTATCTATAATGTCCATCAATCTTCTAACTCTATCAACAATACTATCGGAACTTCCTGAAGTTAGGTTGATGATTCCAGTTAAATCCCCACCAATTAAATCGGTAACAGATTCTTGTTTTTGTAATTCAGGCATTATCACGGACCATAAGTCTTGAGGTATTGGTAACAATAAAGGACTAGTTTCAGTATCATCAGATAACCAAGCCTTTAAATCTTTATCTTCCGTTTTATCTCTAGATATGGCGTACTTGTTATTTGTTATTTTATTGATGACATAAATTAGTTTATATTTTCTAATATAATCATTCCAATAACGTTCCTGAGTTGTACACCACTTTGTTTCCATACCGTACAGTTTTGACGCCTCATAACTTAAAGGAATTATAACTAACCACTCATCATTATCAAATAATTTTTTGGTTTGTTTTTCCAACTCCTTTAATCTGAGTATTTCTTTAGCCTTTTCAACTTCAACCTTTAAACTTCTAAAGTCAGTGTGTTGACTAATATCATTTTTTTCAACTCTTTTTGCCTTACAATGTCTTTCAAATTCATTTAAAGATTCAACCTGTTCTTCACCAAACAAATCAATTCCAATCCCATATCGTATATCCGTATTAACATACCAATTTTTCAAAATTTTGATTAGGAACTCTGAATATTTATATGTATCGGTAGGATCTATCATACCAATAAGATCTATAAGGGTAATGTTTAATTCAGGATGTTGTTCTTTTAATTTATCTAATCTACTCATAACTTCACTTCAAATCTATCTTTCATTATTTGGATCTTATCTTCAGGAACTCCGTGTTGATTAACACCACCATGTCTGTTCTCAACAATTATTGAAAATACTTTGTAATCAAAAGTACTTGCCATCTGAAAGTATGGTTCCATTTCCCACTCCTGTGTGAACGTATTGGATACCACAATCACATTATTAATGTTTGCAGTGTGATTCATAATCATCGCAGTATTAACACCATCCTGACACCATTTATGAGCTTCTTTCAATTTGGTAAAATCAAATTTATATTCACCATTCTCCATAAAAAATGTGTCGGTCTCAAAATGAGTCCCACCTAATGATTTTGCAAATGTAGATTTACCCGAACCAGGTACACCTCTAACAATATATAATATTTTTTCCATATCTTAATTTTTTACCCAACTTGATGGGTTTTCAGGGTTAACTTTTATTAAACCTTTTTTTATTAAATCATACGCAATATTCCAAGCTTTATATCCAATAACCTTGTCATACCCTTTTTTATCCTTAGTTTCAAAAAAAATGTAATCAAAAACCCAAACAACTCCTTCTTTTTCCAAGAGTTCCATAAATAATTGTTCTTTCTTCGTTACTTTCATATCACAAATATAAGGTTTTTATTTGGATTAACAAAAAAAATGGCATAAAAAAAGGGAGAATAATCTCCCTTAATATCTTTATTGTTTTTTTTAAAATAACTTATCGGTTACAGGTACAGGTTGTACATTAACACCAGGTTCTTGTATTGGTGCCGGACTTCCTCCCGTAAGAGCCATCATAACTTGGTCACGTATTTCTTGATTCCATTTACAATTAACCGTCATACTCAATCCTTTGGTGTTATTTAAATATTGTTTAATTTGTCTTAGTGTATCACAAGTTTCTTTTTTACGTATATCTCGTCTTCTTTGGGTTTCAGAATCTACGGTACCTCCAGTACTTACTTGATTTCTTTTACCTTTTCCACCTTCAGATTCACCACCTTCAGATTCACTTCCATCCTGATCACTACTAATATTAATAGTTTGTGATTCACCTTCAGCGTCACGACCAAATACAAGTTTAGCGGTTACACCACCAACAGTATCGATAGCAAAATCAGTCGCATCTTTTGGTAAATCTAACACGATAGTATAACGATCAGGCGTAATACTAATAATTTTAAAGTACTTTTTCTCCGCCAATAAATCACCTTCCAACCCTTTATTTGGTTTAACGTATATCCAATCATTAACTTTGTAGTTAGTTTTAGCACCTGAGTAAACTTTTCTTGATCCACTACCTTTTAACGATTTAATTAAATCAAATGTAGCTTGATCAACAACACCTGGTGTTGCGTTAGGTAATTTAGTTTTATATTTTTCTTGGAATGCTTTTACTGCGGTATCGGTGTCAGTCCCAAATTTACTATCATCATCAATACCTAATTTTTGTTGGATTAATTTAACGTCAGGCCCTTTAGATTTTTTAACCAACGATAATTCAAAAACAGGAGGTGTAACAACAGTAGTTGTTGTTGTAGTCGTTGGGTTTGGAGCCTCGGTTAATAAGTCATATCTAAATCCTTTACGATTAAAACTTTCATTTTGTAGGAATGGATTCTCAAGATTAGGATTAGTTGTTAATGCAATATTTTTACCATCCTCACTTAATATAACGTCATTATATTTCCATACATCATCCTTACCAACCGCCCATTTAATTGGAACGTCAGTTTCTATGTCTATTGGAATTGGGTTTGTTTTATCGTCAGTTCTAAACTTAACTGGTTGTACTGTACCATCGTCCTTTCTTACTATTATACCATATAAGAACTTATCATAATTTGGATTGCCAGTTCTTAAACTATAAACAGAAGCATCACCTTCTGATGTAGTAATAACCTCATTTGTACCTAAAGCCGGATGTTCAGTTATCGCTTCAAAACCAACCCAAGATGATGATCCACCACCAATTTTTTTCTTTCTTTCTTCCTCATCTTTTTTCGCTTGTTCAGCTTTGGTTTTATCTTCAATCTTTTTATCAATAAGTATTTTAGCGTTTTTTGCTAGATCTTGTTTCCACACCTCAATACCTTCTTTACTTATTTCAAGTGAATTATCAAACAAAATGGCTATAAATGAATAATAATCATTTCTATCACCCTGATCATCATTTTCAATACCATAATCACCTACACCCCCATTTGATCTATTGGTGTTAAAATCACTAGTACCAATAAACCCAAGAGGCATATTCTGAGTTTTTTTTGACTCACGATATGCGGCACAAAAAGTTGGCCAGTCAGTTAATTTTTGGATCTGTGATTTTACCGTTTCGTAATTAATAAAACTTTCACTTAATTCATTCATTAAAAGATTTTTTATATCTACGATTTTACTTGTTGGGAGAGTTGGTACACCCATTTTAACCACTTTATTATCACAACCTTTGATAATAAGATTTTTATTTGAGAAATTTTTACGTATACTTTCCGCCATACCAAGATTACTATAACAGAATCCCCCTTCAGGACACTCAGGAATTGTTAAGTTTGTTATTATAGTTCCCTTTTTTAGGATTCTTGGTGCTTTACCATAATCTTTAGTTAATACATAACTATATGTTCCGCCTTCCTCATTTAATAAACCGTAATTTTCGTTAAGACTTTGTCTAACGATTTTCTTTATAAAACTATCTGTAATTTTTTTCATATCTTACCCCATTAAAGCGTTTTTTATGGCCTTAAGAGTTAAAGGTCCTATTTTACCATCAGGATCTAATCCTGCCTTTTTATTAGAATTTAACCAATTCTGTATATCCAAAGTTGTATAATTTTGAGTTTGCTCAGATATAACATTAGATTTTACACCATGTTTACTTAAGATATCTCTTATTTCACTTTCCGTTAATTTTAATTTAGTTAACATATATCTTGTTTCTCTAATTTATTTTATTATATAAATATAACCAAACAATAAAAAATAAATAAAAAAAGGGAACCGAAGTTCCCATTTTAGGCCCGACATGGATATGTCTGACTCCACCACCTTGTTTTTCTAAACAAGGAAACAATTATTTAGTTACCAAAGCCTCAATCTTACTTTTAACTTGTTCAGTTAATGAAACCTCTTTAACGTTTGTTACGATAATTGAGTCTTTCAATACCTTACTTGGAATATGAACCAAGAATGTGTCTCCGTTGAAGAAACTTAAGTCTTCATTCAAGACTAACGCTCCGTGTACCATCTTCAAAAAGATTTTGAATTGTGTCTGATCCATGAATGTCTCGTTGATTAAATCTCCGAATTTATCACTAACTACTTTTATGTTAAAACCTGTCTTATTCATATAACAAAGATACTAAATTATTTCTCAATTACAAATTTTCTACCCACTTTTTTTATCGTACCAACAAAATCTTTTTCGTGGTCAATACCAGACCAAAAACCACTTCCGTCAGACCAAACACCTTTTTTATTATTTTTATAAACGGATTCGCCATCAAATGTAATATATTCAGGTTGATCATTATCGGTCAAAGCGTAAGCTCTTTTTATTTCTCTACGTTCAGATGGTGAGTAATCACCTGACCAATCTTGTCTACATAGAAATGTCGCTTGACCAACAATTACTTCTTGTCCATCAAGGGTTGCTTTCTTGTTGAATTTTTTCTTGAATGTGTTAAGGTAAGTTCCCATGTTTTTAGTTTATTTTTTCTTTCCAAATACGATTTAATTCATCCTCCTCAATTCTCTGACTAAGATCAGAAAACATATTTGTTAAAACTTTAACAAAACGAATTCTTTGACTTGCTAATTCAGGGTTAAACCCTATCTCAATTAGTGAATCACTTAGGTGGCTATTAACAACAATGTATAAAGGAATTGAGCTCATATGTTTCTTATTTCTACAAATATACAAATAAAAATGACACGGCATAAAAAATCCCATACTTTTTTCTCAAAAACTATGGGATTAGTATTGATAAACCAATTTGTTCGTAGAAAGGAAGGGTATTGGTTGTTTTTTGTGTAATATAAATATACAATAGTTTAGTAAAAGTCAATAATTTTTTACATTTAAGATAAAATTTTTGTTAAAATTTTGTATAATTCATCATTTTCATCAAGTGGTAGGTCATCTAACGTAAAAAATCCACAATCTGAATGTTCGTGACCATCTTCAGCCTTATCTAAATTAGGTAAAGTTTTTTCATCCGATTCATATAAATAAACATATATTAATCCTTTTGTCTTACCTTCATCATCTTTCTTTGTAATGAAACCAACTAAACTTATTTCCTCCTCAATCTTAATATTTGTCTCCTCATAAAATTCACGATAAGCACATTCTTTTGGGGTTTCATTTTTCTCCAAATGACCTGAAGGAATAAACCATTTTCCCGCATAAGTTTCATGATCAGCTCGTTTACATAACAAAACTTTTTTACCATATTTCAATATTACACCTGAACTTCTATCTGATTTCATTATAAGAATATATTTATAAGTATATGGAGTTAATAGTAAATAACAATTTATTCAATGTCAAATGTGTAATGACCAGTAAAGACATACAAAAAGG